GGTTCAGTTGACGATAATGATTTGATTGGAACTGAGGCTTTAGCCGCACTTTCAACAGCTCAAGCTCGTTCAATTGTTGGTTATGTTGGTAAAAAAAGATATGTTAAATTATCTTTAGTTTCAACCATAGTAACTTCTGGCTTAACAGCTGGAGCCACTGCAATTCTTGGAAATGCTCGTAGCAATCCAGTTGCATAATTAATTAGAGGGGCGTAAAAACCCCTCTTTTTTAAATTAAATTTATACTATATGTTAATAAAAGTATTAAAAACCACCAAAGGTGCAAAAAATAAAAATGGTATTGAATGCCAAGAATATTTAGCTAATCAAACTTATGAAATGTTTGATGAATTAGCGGAAGTGTTTATATCAAATGGCTGGGGAGTTAAAGCAATTGATAATCTCGAAGAAGATAAAATTGAAATTCAAGAGGAAAAAGCTTTAGATATTTTAGAAAATAAAGCAATTGATAATCTCGAAAATAAATCTATTAAAACAAAAAAAGGTAAATAATTATGTCAAATGTATCAAACTATTTTAAACAGCCCGCTTCTAACTCAACAGATAATGAATTAATTGTTGGTGGAACTCTTAAAACTGAAAACGGACAATCATTAAAGAAAGTTTTTCTTAACACTTATATCGGCGATATCTCAACTGCTGGTCAAATTTATGTAGTGTCTCCAGTTGCTGGAACAATTACTAAAATTTACTCAGTAATTAATGGTGCAATCACTGGTGCGAATACTATTCTTACTCCAAAAATTGGAGGAACTGCTATAACTGGCGGTGCAATTACTATAGCTTTCTCAGGTTCTGCAGAAGGCGATGTTGATTCATCAACTCCAACCGCTTTAAATGAGATAACAGCTGGAAGTGCCATTGAAATTGAAACCGATGGTGGCTCAACTGGAACGGTTAAAACAGTTTTAACAATTGAAATTACTTTAAGCTAATGAGTATATCAGATCTTCAATCAAATCTTTGCTTTGAATCAAATGCGACTATTGCGGTAGGACAAACAAAATCTAACGCAATTGATTTATATGGAACTTCAATAGTCGGGTTTATAACTGACGCAAATTTAACAGGCACTGCTTTAACATTTGAGGGAAGCGACACTCTTACTGGAACTTATGTGGCAATTCATAATAACAGTGGTGCGATTAGTCGAACCGTAGGAACTTCTAAATATTATCTTGAATCTTCGGTTGATACTTTTAAGGGCTTAAGATTCTTAAAGGTTGTTTCTGGAACTATTCAAGCGACAAATCCCACCATTATTAAAATTGTTACTAGACCATAATTAACAATACTAGCCAAGTAAAATTAGCTAGTATTTAAATAAAATATCATGACAGTATCGCCAATAAATTATATATTAACAACCGACGCAACAAGTGAGGTTATAACTCTAGCTGAGATTAAAACTTTTTTAAAAGTTGATGGCACTGATTACGATAGTATTTTAACGCCTTTTATTAAAGTCTCTCGTCAAATTGGAGAAAAAATAACGGGGCGTGATTTTGTTGAAAAAGAATATAAAACATTTTTAGATTCTTTTCCTTATTGTCATGGAATAGAAATTAGAAAAAGTAAATTAAAATCCATTACTTCAATTCAATATTACGATGTTAATAACGCTCTTCAAACATTAAGTTCAAGCGATTATTATTTTACTAATGATGCAGATTATTCATCAATCTATATTAATAATGATAAAACATTTCCAACAACTTACGAGAGAAAGCAAGCGGTTATAATTACTTTTAAAGTTGATTATCCAAACTTTCCCGCAACATTAAAACAAGCAATGCTTAGTGTTTGTGCTTATCTATACGAGAATGCTGGCGATTGTGTAAACGAAAATAATTCACAATTTAAATCTTTGTTTTTTCCGTATATTATACCGCAAAAATTTATTATATGAAATGCCAATCAATAAAAAGAACTATAAATAAAGTTTGCATTGGCGATTTTAACCACAAGATTAAAATACAAACAACATCAATCACTCCAAACAACGCACCTAATGGACTTTCTAGCGTAGCATTTGCAACCGTTGCAGAAGTTTGGGCAATGATTAAAACAAACGCATCAAGAGAGTTTATCGACGGCGTAAATATTGAAAATGGCTTAAACACTGATTTTTATGTTCGATATAATACTGCAATTCCTTTGGATAAGCAACTATGGATCGAATATAAAAGCAATTTATACAAAATAACTAATACGGATAATATTGACAAAATGGATAATATAGTCCGCTTAAGAAGTGCAGAGAAGGGCGATAAAACAATTAATGCTAATAAACGATGATTAAAGTAAAAGCTGGTACAAACAACGAAAAAACAATGAAATTTCTATATGAATTGCCAGTTGAAATAACTAAAGCAATTCGTCAAGGTTTTTTCACATCAGGAAAAGAATTAGTCAAAGATTTAAACAAAGATATGAAAGCGCCTAAAAGCGGTAGAGCTTATAAAGTTTATCGTGGAGTAAGTGGGAAATTAAAGAAACCTAAAATACATGTTGCATCAGCTCCAAGCGAAACACCCGCAATCATTACTGGTAAATTTAGAAAGTCAGTTGATTTTGCGGTCAGGGGCAATAGGACTCTTGAGTTTGGTGCAAATCAATCAGCTCCAGAATATGCTGAATTTCTAGAGAAAGGAACTTCTAAAATGGAAGCAAGAGAGCCATTTAAACGAACAGTTATAAAACTAAAAGATAAAATTAAATCAAATATTGATATTCAATTAAAAAAAGCATTGGAGGGTAAGAAATGAAAGGAGTTTACATAGTTAATAGATTAAAAGAAATATTGCCAAAATATACTGATGATTTTTCAACGATTCTTAATGTTTCTACTTTAACTAGAAGTGGAACGACCATCACCTGCACAACCACAACCGCTCATGGATTATCAAATAATGATTATGTAACAATTCGAGGCGCAAAAAAACCAATCGCTCTAAGTTCAATTACTTTTTCAAATGGAATAGCAACGGCAACAGCGTCAACAGACCATGAATTAAGCGACCCGTCTTTATATTCGCCTGCTAATTTGCCTTTGTATGTTGAGATAGCTGGAGCAAGCGGATATAATGGCGTAAAAGAATTAGTAAGCGTGCCAACAAATTTAACATTTACTTTTAAAGTTTCTGGTAGCCTTTCAACAGTTGCTGGAGGCTTTTTATTAGCGGAAGATCAAGACGGTTATAATGGCTATAAACAAATAACATTAATTAATTCAACATCCTTTTCTTATCAAACAACTGGCACAATGCAATCGCCAGCACAAGGAACAATTCAAGTAAGTTGCTTAACTAGAATTGACCACGCACCAACTCCAGCAAGAATACAACAATATTATTCAACAAACTCAAATAATGTTTCGCAAGTGTGGGCGTATGTTGTTCTAAGTCAAAACCAATCTTTTAAGGACGATACAATTGTAGGCGACTCAGCTTCATCAAATAAAAAAAATGAGTCTTATTGGAATTTGTCAATGCAACAATTTAACATTTATGTTGTAATACCATCTACAGATTCAACTCTCGGCGGTAATAAACAAGACCAAGCAAAAACTTATTTAAAACCACTCTTAAAATGCTTGGCAAATTATATTTTTGTAAGTGATTTAGTAGAAGAAGAAACTCAGCCATGTCAATTTATTGGCGATGATGCAGATGATTATATCGAGGCTAGATATACTCACAGATTTGATTTCGCCGTTCCAAGTATTATACAAACCTTTGATACGGCTGATTTTAACAATGGAACTCCACTAAAAATAATCGACGGAACATTTAGCGGAAATAATCTTGAATTTTATGTTAACACTAGAAATTAATCATGGTTTTTCCCGTTGATTTAAATTGAATTTTTAACATGATTGCAACATTAAATTAAATTTTATTTTATGAAATTAAAAATAAATCAAGATATTAAAACGCCAAATGGCAAAGTCTTTAAAGATTCAATTATTGAAATTGATGAATTAGATGGAGAGCCAGCTTCAAATTTTTGGCGTAATAGATTAAAAGATTCAGCAATTGATAATTGCGTTGAAATTGTATCAACTCAAAAAAAGGTAAATAAATAATGGGTGCATCATTTCCAAATATAACTTCAAACATTAATTCGGCTTTAACCGCTAAAAATGCGGGTGAGCGTTCAATTTTGCTAGTCGGTTGTATGATTAGCGGAACTGCTTCTAGCGGTCAATTAAAAGAAGGAATTATTTCTAAAAAAGAATTTAATGATTTCTTTGGAGCTAAATCACAAATTGCAAAAGCTGGGAGAGCTATGATTGATGCTCTTTCAGTTTCTAAAATTAAACCTAAAATTAGTGCTATTGGCTTAACTGATAACGCTTCAGGCGTTGCATCAACAGGAACAATTGCGTTTAGTGGAACAGCTACCGAATCAGGAACCTTAACAGTTTACATTGACTCAATTAGAAATGGCAAATATGAACTAGCCGTTGCCAGTGGTGCAACCGCAACTTCAATAGGTGGTAATTTAGAAACTTTGATTACCGCCAATACTTA